TCAGGTTAGCCAGCGGCTCGAGAACCGCGCCCAGCCGGATGCCGACCACGCGCAGCGCCTCGAGCGTCCGCCCGAACTGGAAGCCCTCGTCCTCGGAGATGGCCTCGAACGCCTTCTGTACGGAGCCGGTCGTGTCGGTCATGTTCTTGAAGATCTTCTCGACAGCGTCCGCGTTCTTGCCGACCAGCTGGAGCACGGCCGTGAGCGCTCTCACGTTGGGGAACGCTCTGGCCAGCGCGACGGTGTTCCCCTCGAAGCGCTCCTGGACGAGCTTGAGCACCTTCAGCAGGCCGCCGGGCTTACCGAGCGTGTCTCTCAGCTTGTCCACGTTCAGGCCGACGCTCTCGAACGCCTTGCGCGATTTGGGTTGGGTCTTGACGAACGTGGAGAACACCGCACGCAGCGCGGTCGTAGCCTTCATCGCGGACGTACCGGAGCGCGTCATACCTGCGATGGACGCTCCGACCTGGTCGAACGAGACTCCCAGCTCAGCGGCGAGCGGGGCGATGATGCCGATGGCCGGTGCCAGGGCGTCGGCCGCGGTCTTGCCCTCGCGGACGGTCGCCACGAGCACGTCCGCGGACGTGGCCGCGTCCAGGTTGGCCTGTCCGTACGCGTTCATCGCCGACGTAACCGCGTCGGCCACGGTCAAGGTCTCGCCGAGTCCGGCCGCGGATGCCAGCGCGGACGTGCGCAGCGTCTCCATCGCCGCCTCTCCGCGGAGTCCGGCGGACGTCACGAAGAACAGCGCGTCGGCCAGCTCCGTCGGCGACTTGGCGACCTCCGTGCTCAGCTCAAGGATGGAGTCGCCCCACTCCTCCACCTGATGACTGGACACGCCGACCAACCCGATGATCTTGTGCATCGAGTCCTCGAACGCGTTGAACTGGCGGCTGGCCACGGTCCCGATGGCGACGCCGGCGGCAACGATGGCTGCCGTGGCCTCGCCCGCCCGACGCGCTCCGTGACGCATACTGTTGCCGAAGCCCTTGGTCGCTCTCTCGGAGCGGCCCAACGCACGCTCGTATGAGCGTGAGTCACCGACGATCTCGACGATGAGCTTGCGTGCCATCTAGTTCAGCCCTCCGGGTGAGGTACGGAACTCCCAGGCCTCCATCAGCTGGTCGGCCGTCAGGGAACCGAGATCGTCGGGGCGGAGGTTGCAGGTGTAGCCGAGTCGGGGAGTCCAGAAGAGTCGGGACTCGATCTCTCCGGGGAGCGCTCCGAATCGTCGCTGGAAGAGTCGCCAGAAGATGCGGGTGGATCGGAGCTGCTTGTCGGCGAGTCTGGCTCGGGCTGCTGGGCTTCGGCCGGGGTAGGGTCCGGCTGCTGGTCAGCCAGGTCTGCCAGCTGCTCCAGGACGTTCATCATGTTGACCTTCCGCACCGTCTCTCTGACCTCGCGCTCGCGGAGAGCCGGATCAGATCGCTGGATGGCCACGTGAAGGAGCCCGGCCACGACACCGGGGTGTAATCCCTCCAGCTCGAAGATCTGGTCGAACGTCAGGTTGCTGTACTTGTACATGATCATCGCCTCGTCGAGGTCGAACGTGTCCAGCGCTGGCAACACGTACGGCGTGTCATCGACGATGACGCGCGCCTCCGTCCGCGGCTGCTCTTCCATCTCAGGCATGGTCGCTGCTCCTTTCCTTGGTTCGTTCTCCTGCATTCTCCGCGTGGCCCGAACAGGGCCAATCCGTTCACCTGCGCCTCGCACCCCGCGCGGCTCTCGGTGCAGCGAGACGCAGCGAAACCCGGCTCGGTCAGAACCCGTTACGGCGGCCGAGCCGGTCGAGCACGTCATCCACCTCCTCGCGCACCCGGTGCTCATTCGCGTCCAGAGCCGGTTCCATCGCGCGCTTCAGCATCAGCTCCGCGAAGTTGGGACGCCTCCGCGCCGCGGAGCGCGTCCGGCGCTTCACCGGCACCATGTAGACGAGCGCGGAGCGCTTGCTGACGCCGATCTTCTGCTCGGCCCAGCCGGAGACACGCGTCACGTTCCGGATGCGCCGCACGGCGTTGTCCTGAGCGGCGGTGCGCACCGGCTCAGCCGCCTTCTTGAGACCGTCCGTCAGCTCGCCGGACAGGTCATCGCTGATGTGGTCGAAGGCACGCGCCGTCTCCTTCAGCCCCCTGACCTTGAGCCCCGCGCGACGCGGAGCCACGGGCTACGGCGTCCAGTCGAACAGGCTGTTGGGCGCGGGCTTGAACTCGACCGTGACCTCGGCCCGCTCGTTCAGCGTCGCCGTCGGCGGGTAGCTGAACACGTTGGCCGTCCCTCCGTACCACGGGTTGGTCGCCGACGTGCCTGCGTCCGAGTCCGGCTGGACGAAGATCGGGAATGAGGAGCCGCCTTCGTACAGCGGCCAGATGGTCTGGTGGACTGACCCGTTCGCGAAGTCGTTCAGGAACTGCACGGTGATCGTCTGATCCTGCGTGCCGGGAAGGAACTCGCGACGGCCGGTAGGGCTGAACCCGGACACGTCCACCTGCTCCTTCTCGTCCCCGATCGCGACATCGAAGGCGTGATCGGAGAGCGTCACTCCATTGATCACGACCTTCCAGTCAGTCGAGATGAACTTGGGCATGCCGACTCCTTTCGAGTCGCTCGGTTACACGGTCGCCAGCAGCTCCCTGGCGCGGGCTTGGTACACGGCCCAGTTGGTTCGCGTCGCTGCTTGCACCCGCGGCTCGAACTGGTTGCCGCTGGTGACATTCTTGAGATGCCTCAGGCCGACGCGGACGTCGCGGAGAGTCATACCCGCGGCCCGCGCCTCGAGGCAGAGCAGGTTGTCCGAGTAGTAGGCGGGCTCCTCGAGCGGAGCGAAGCCGCCCAGCTCGACCAGATCGTCGCGGCGACCGGCGAGACACCAGCCGTCGATGTACGGCATGGACTGGCCCTCGAAGTCGGCGTGGCGGTCGAAGCGGAGCGGCCCTACCAGCACTCCCGGCTCCAGCTCGTCACGCAACTCTTCCAGCCAGTGGCTCCGCACGATCTGGACGTCGTTGTTGAGGAACAGCACCGCGTCCGCGGTGGCCTGCTCCAGACCCAGGTTGCATCCGCCGACGAACCCCAGGTTGGTCTCACTACGGACGGTGGCAAATGGGAGAGCCGGAGCGGAGCCGTTGTCCACGATGATCAGCTCGTCCGTCTCCCTGCGCCGCGCGACGGCCTCGAGGTAGTCGGATGCCAGCTCCGCGTGATCGTGCCACGGAGTGACGATGGCGATACTGGGCTTGTGCATCTCCGGCCGGATGACGGCGATGATCTCATCCCTCCAGACCGGCTCTCCCATCCGCTCGACGCATCCGGCGATGAACGTGTAGTCACCGCCCGGCTCCGGCAGGCCCGGAACGTGCGGCTCCCAGCTGCCGAGCCGCGCCGGATCGTTCGGCACCACGTACATCTGCGTGGAGACGTTCCCGAAGCGCAGCTCCTGCTCGCGCCACAAGACTCCGTGGCTGTGGTGGCTCATGCGGAAGATCACCGGCCGCTCTCCGGCCGCCTCTCGCATCAGCTGGATCGCACCGGGGCTGTACTCGTCGTCATCGTCGAAGAACGCCAGGTGCGTTCCGGTGGCAAGCTCGATCCCGGCCGCGCGTCCGGCATGGCCGCCGGTCACTCCCCAGCTGCCCTCGAGGAACACCGCGTTCTCCGGCAGCCTGCACGGAAGCGTCCCGCGGCGGATCTTGTCGAGCACCACCACGATCTCATCCGCGTCCGCGCACGATGTGAGAGCGCGCTCGAGCGTCGGCCGCCCGAGCGTCGGGATGACCACGGAGAGCGTCACACCCACACGGCTCCGATCCCGCACCGAGCCGAGTTGGCGTCCTCGATGATCTCCATCGTCCGGCTCTCCGGCTCGGCCTTGATCTCAGCCCAGAGCCGGTCGACGCCGTAGTCCGGCCGCGGGACAATGTCGTGGAACGCGACGATGCCGTTGGGCTCGAGCGCGTCGCGGTAGTTGTCCCAGTCCGTCCGCACCGCGTCGTAGCTGTGGTCGGCGTCGATAAGACAGAACCCGTACGGGCCGAGATCATGGACGGCCTCGATGATCTCCGGGTCGTGCGACGAGCCGTGCAGGAGGGTCAGATCAGTCTCCGCGCTCGCCGCCCACTCTTGCCAGACCGTCGGGCCGGGCTCACGCATCGTGTCGTCGACGCCAACCACCGCGTCCGCCTTCTGCAGCCAGTGCCACAGGGTGCCGCCTTCGTACACGCCGATCTCAAGCACGGCCAGCGGCCGCGGCAGGTCGCGGAGCAGCCCCAGCATGTAGTGCAACTCGAAGGGCGTCTGTTGGGGCAAGGGGATCACGGAGCCTCCCACGATGTCGCTGCTTCACTGATCAGCTCAAAGGACGTGGCCGCGGCCACGCGCTCCGCGAGCACGCTGAACGTCTCGCCGATGCCGTTGCCGCATACGTCCGGGATGTGACCGTGCCAGTGGTCTGGATCAACTCCCGCTCCGGCCGCGCGGCTGATCACGTGCGTGAGCTGTCCGGCCGGACGCCGGTGGTCGTTGTCCCAGTGGTCAGCGATCCACCAGCCGCACTTCGTAGCCGCGCGGTACGTGTCATCGCTGATCTGCCACCCCGGCGCCTTGAAGCCGTGAGCGAACAGGTTGTCGCAGTAGGCCATGACGAACACGGCATCGCGCTCCGTCCACCTTGCCGCTTCATACGGATGCGGGTGAGCCCAGCCGTGGACGGCCAGCTCGATCCAGTCCGGCGTGCTCTCCCAGAACGCGACGGAGCCGCGCGCCGGGATCGCGAACACCGTGCACCGGAACGCGGGGTTGAGAGCGCGCAACTTCTCGAGGAGGTCGAGCCGGTTCTCCTCCTCGCAGTAGTCGTCGAAGTCAACCAGCACGGACGTACAGGAACGTGTTGCTGCGATACCAGGATGACACGGAGCGGTCGTGAGCGATGAGCGGACGGATGGAGTCCTCCACCACGTAGCCGCGCGTCGCGAACTTGGAGTGCCAGTACGCGTGCGGCTGGCAGTTGATGTGGCCCGTCCCCTCCTGGCCTGGCACCGCGGCCGACCACGCCACCGTGGCGCTATGCCGCGTCGCGGAGTCCACGAGCGCGTCCGCGCTCTCGGCCGGTAGGTGCTCTCCGACCTCGAGGCACAGGACGAGGTCGAACGCGCGCTCGAGATCCAGCGGCTCCCGAAGGTCGTGCCGGATGAAGCCGTCACCCTCCGGCGCGGCAACGTCGACGCCGACTAGCTCCGCGCAGTACGGCCGGAGCGCTTCCAGCCACTCCCCCTTACCGCAGCCTAAGTCGAGCACGGACTGCGGCGAGACGAGCAGAGAGAGCAGCGGAACGACGCCTCGAGCGCTGGCAGCCACCGTCTCCGAACGTCCCGCGAAGAACTCGGCCCCGTACAAGTCCGTGGTCAGTACGCTCGACCTCCCTCGCGGACGCGGCGATCGAAGTACGCCGGGTAGCGCTCCCACTGGCCGTCCGTCGTCTCGTAGTGGTTGGCCTCGAGGCGCGCGACGTATCCGCAGCGACCGCCTTGCCATCGCCACCACCAGCATAGCTGCACGTCGTCTTCGTCGTTGGATACCTGGCAGCGGAATGCCTGGTACACCGGGCCGGGCGCCGCGAGAAAGATCCCGCCGATCTGAGGGATATCGATCACGCGCTCTCCGTCGATCTCGAACTCGCCCTGCGCAGCCGGAGGTCGACGCAGTCCCAGGATGCGAGGACTCAGCAGCGCATCGCTCCGGAGTACCAGCCGCGCCACGTCGCGCACCGTGTCCGGCTGCGTCAGCTCGCAGTCGTTGTCGAACTTGACCACCACGTCATACTTGCGGTCGAGCTGGTCGAGCAGCCAGTTGACTCCGCGGCTGATCCCGACGTTCTCCGGCAACAGCACCAGGTGCTTGAGCCCCTGCCTCCTGAGCCACTCCGCGGAGCCGTCCGTGGATCCTTGGTCGAGCACGTAGTGGTCGTACTCGCATCCAGCGAACTCGCGGAGCCGCGCGAAGCAGTGCCGCGTGTACTCCAGCCGGTCGCGCGTCAGCGTCAGGACGGCGACTCTCACGCCTTCGCCGCCCGGCGCTCTCGAGCGCGGCGCACCTGCCGTGACTCCTTCCCGTTAGTCAGCGGCCCGACTTCCTTCGGCCGTCCCAGTACCTCGAGCGCGGGCTTCCAGTACAGCTCCGCGACGCGGTCGGCGTCGTACGTCTGCGCCAGCTCGATCGCCTCGTCGCGACGGCGCGGATCTCCGCGGCTCTCGTACGCCTCCTCCAGCCGCTCCAGGATCGATGCCACGGACGGCATCAGCGCGAACCCGAGCTGCGCTCCGTCCCACCAGCGGTCGCCGGTCACCAGCCATCCCGAAGCGGTCAGCTCCGGCATGGAGCTGTGGTCGCTCGCGATGACCGGCACGCCGCAAGCCTGCGCCTCGATGATGGGGATGCCGAAGCCCTCTGACATGGACGGGTTCAGCAGCACGTCGAACGCGTTCATCACCCCGGCCACGAACTCGTCGTCCATGACGTGAAGGTGCCAGGCGACGTCCGGTGGGAACGCCAGCCGGTCATCCGGAATCCCGACCGCCTTCGCGAGAAGCACCAGGTCGATGCCGGGAGCCGCCGGCTGGGCCACGGAGTGCACGTACAGGTACGCGTCCTTGTGCCGCTTCGCGAACTGCGCGAACGCGTCGAAGGCCTGGGGGAATGACTTGCGGCACGCGTGCTGAGACCAGCCGCGGTTAGCCGCGACCATCCCGACGACGAACGCGTCCTCCGGCATCTCGAGGAGTCGCCGGTTGGCAGCTCTCAGCTTCGGCATCGGCCGGAAGATGGACGTGTCGATCCCGTGGGGGACGTACAGCGGCTCCACCTCGAACTTGCTCAGCCAGTGCTCGCCGAAGCGACTCATCGCGATCGCGCGGACGCGCTCGTGCTTCAGCACGGTCAAGACGGCCGGAGGCGGCGGCCACTCGTCCACCGGCGCCCAGATTGCCATGCGAAAGTCGTCCTCCCACTTGTCCGGCTTCATCACCCACGCGTCACAGAGCGCGATCACCCAGTCCACTTCGAAGTGGCGCGCGAACGTGGAGATGGACGGATTGCCCCAGTCAGCCTGAGCGCTGAACACCGGCATCCCGTTCCAGTACACCGTCGATCCCTGGACGCCGAAGTTGGCAGCCATCGCGACGTCGTGCCCCTGGTCGCGGATGCGCGGCGCGAACAGCGCGGTCTGCTTCCCGTACCCAGAGTGAACCATCGGACTGTTGGACAACCAGATGAGGCGGATGGCTTCCTCCTACGTGATGAGAGCGACGCGCCAGGTGCAGCCGAGCATGTCGCCGGGTTGGCCGGTGTCGGTGAAACTGCCGTACTCGCTCGGCCCGTCGATGTCGCCGAGCTGCGCTCCCGCGTACGTCTTGATCTGACGCAGGGCCGCCTCCACGGACTCCGGCTCGCCGTCGTCCATCATCGCGAGCAGCAGCTCCTGTCCACCGTTCTGATCCGCGGTGGTCACGCGCACTCTCACGGTGAACCAGTACTGACGCGCTCCGCGGCCGTACGCGATGGACTCCGTGAACGGGGTGGCTGGGTAGATGTCGATCGACGGCGGCGTCGGGTTCGCGTTGAGCAGGTCGACCACCTGCAGGTTCTCGATGACCGGGTTGGCCGTCCCGCACAACTGATCCTGGAGCTGGTCGGCGAGCGCGGTCATCATCTCCGCGATGGTCACGCGATACCCCAGCTGCCCTTGACCATGGCGAGCTTGTGCGCGTGCCGATCCCAGGAGTCGCGCGTGGTGTACATCGCCAGGTCGTCCCCGATGTTCGTGATACCGAACGGGGACTGCTCCTGCTTCCAGTGCTCGACCGCGCGCTCGAGACACACCTCGCGCACGATGGCCGGAGGCGCGGAGTATGGCAGCTCCGTCCCGTCTATGTCAGCCGTCCCGATCTCGTGGTCGATCTCGTCGGACGCGGACGAGAGCACGCGCATCAGCGCGTCGTGTCGGTCGGTAGCGGAGACGCGAAGCAGCAACGCCAGCTCACTCACGCTCGCGTACACCGGCCGCTCATCCTGAACGTTCTGAACCGGCACGGTCGGCAGCCCAGTGTTCATCGACGCGTCCAGGAACACGATGCGATACCACAGCTCTTCGACCGTCCCGAGCGCGGTGGTGAAGTTGCGATACTGCGGGTTGGCCGGGTCCGCGTCAACCGGTGATAGCGCCTGCGTCTCCAGCGTCACCCACGCCTCGTCGTCGGCCGCAGTACCCTCCTGGATCTGAGCATCCGTCCAGGGCACCGAGTCGTAGCGCGGGGCGGGTCGATAGTCCTCCAGCGAGACCACGATGGTCATTCCTCAGTATCCTCCTCTTGGACGCCGCTGAGCGCGAACGCGATCCGGCCGTCACCGCCTCTCTCGAGGTCTCCGCTCCAGCCGCGGCCGAGCCGTCCGGTGGCGATCGGATCCAGCAGCACTGTGACGATGCCGTTGAAGATGTCCTGGTCGTCCGCCAGTGCCAGCTGGTCGGCGAGCGTGAAGCCGCGCCCCAGCGAGATCGCGTCGACCAGCTCCACCGTCTCCGCGTTCGACCGCACGTACGTCACGAGGCGGAAGAACGAGTCTGTGACGATGACCGTGTCCTGAACTGTGACCGACTTCGAGATGAGCGAGCTGACGTTGTCCGCCAGGACGATCGAGTCCGTCAGAGAGCGCGCGAACGTGGCCGCTCGCATCAGCTGGTCTGAGAGCGTCAGTGCGTCGTCGACGTTGACGGCTCCGGCTCCACTCTTCTGTGGCGTTACCTGATCCGACAGCGTCACGGAGTCGGTGATCGTGCGCAGCACCGTCGCGACACGGCTCAGCTGATCGGCGAGGGCTACGGAGTCGGCCACGGCCTGGCCCTGAGCCAGCGCTCGCACGTCGGCCAACACCACGGAGTCGGAGAGCGACTTGGCGGCGTTCTTGGCACTGGTCAGCAGATCGACCAGCACCACGGAGTCCGTCAGCGTCCGCGCTATGGCAACGGTACGTGCCAGCTGGTCGGCCAGAGCCACCGCGTCAGCCAGCTTCTCGCCTTGGCCGAGAGAGCGCGCGTCGGCCAACGCGAGATTGTCCGCGACGGAGCGCGCGACGGCTGCCACGCGTGCCAGCTGATCGGCGAGCACGACCGTGTCGCCGAGACGGATGCCCTGGGAGTCGATCGTCGAGTCGACGATGACGATGCCGTCGTTCTGCGTGCGGCCGTACGCCATCGTGCGCGCCAGCTGATCGGCAAGCGCGACGGAGTCGTCGATCGAGACGCCCTTGCCCTTGGCCGTCTGGGCGAGATCCGCGAGAGACAGCGTGTCCTGGAGCGCCTTCGGGATCGTCTTGGCGCTAGACAGAAGGTCAGCCAGGATCACCGAGTCAGACACCGTACGCGCGGCCGTCACCACTCGCGCCAGCTGATCCGCGAGAGAGAGCGTGTCCTGCAGCGACTTCGGGATCGCCTTCGCCGTGACGGCGGAGTCGGCCAAAGCCACCGTGTCGGCAAGCGCCTGGCCGCGCGTGAACGTCCGCGCGTCGGACAGCACCAGCGTGTCAGCAAGCGACTTGCCGACCGTGAACGTGCGCGCGTCGGAGAGCGTGATCGAGTCGGCCGGAGAGCGCGCGGTCGCCGTAGCTCTGGAGAACGAGTCGGAAAGGGTGATGGAGTCCGCGACCGCCTGGCCTTGAGAGATGGCCACCGCGTCCGCCAGCGTGACGGTGTCAGCCGGGGTCGCGGTATGCGGAGTGCTCGGAGCCTCGATCGCGACCGGCCCGTACTTGCGGTCCCGCGCTCGAGGCGCGCGCACCGGCGGACGCTGAACCGGATACCTCATGAGCCGTACCTTGGCTGAGTCCGCGGTGGAACGGTGCCGACGGTCGCCTCGCGGACGGCGACGTTGTATGCCGTCCATCCGGTGGTAGCGGCCGCGTGCGTGAACACGCCTGCGTCATCGCTGGAGCTGGCCGTCAAGCCGCGCGTGGCCACCCCGATGGAACAGTTCGTGGCGACCGCTCCGGCCGTACCTGAGTTGGCCGTCGTCAGGCCGGAGTAGTTCGTCGGCGCTCCGCTCGGTGCGTTGCCCTCCCCGTCCAGCCCCATCATCGCGACGTAGATCGTGTCGCGCGGTGCTCCGGCCGGAGCCACGCTGCCGGGGTTCGCGTTGTTAGCCGTCGTGGTCCCGACGGCGACGGTACTGATCTGCGGCGCGGACATAGCCGGAGGCTCGCCACCGGTGATCGGTACGCACAACGCGCACGCCTTCACGGAGTTGGTGGTGGTCAGCGTGTCGGTGGCTCCCTCTGCTCCGTCCGTCCAGCGGTAGAACACGATGGTCGTGTCGTCGGTCGCGTCGGTCGCGTCCCCGGCCGCGCCGTTCAGGGACGTGTAGCCGGTGAACGTGATCGTTCCCGGCGCAGCCGCGAAGCGCACCAACACGAGCAGCAGCACGTTCGGAAGCGGCGAGCCGACGTTGATGGCATGAGACGTCCCGGCAGACGTGATGTTCGTGCCGACGATGGTCCCGGCGACCGGCGCCGCCACGGGCTACTCGATCCAGTCGAAGTAGAAGTTGATGATCGCGTCTGAGCCGCCGGGAAGCGTGAGTGTAAAGCCATCGCCGGAGCCAGCTGGCACTTCCAGTCCCTCCGGGCCGAACGTCCAGATGACACCTCCGCCGATCGCGGCCGCAAGGTGCGCCACTCGGATGGAGCCATTCGTGAGCGTGTGGTCGGTGGAGGGCACCTGAGAGACGGCTGCGGTCGGTGCCTGGCCGTCGCCTTCCCAGGGAATCTCGTCGAGAGCGGTGCCGGTCGTACCGGCGGTCGTGAACCGGCGCAGCGCCACCTGCGAGGAGACAGCTGTCGTGGACTCGATCCCGACCTCGATCAGGTGCAGGTTCTTGGAGCCGACGACGATCGTCGGGCCACGCGATGCAGTCTTGGTGCCCACCTGAGTCGCTCCGCACGAATACTTCGCCATCTGCTCTCCTTTCAGTTACCAGCGTCCGCCGACGGTCGGCTGGAGCACCTGCTCAACTGCTGAGGTCGATGCCAGCCCGAACGTCCAGGTCGGGTCATCACCCTCGATGACAGTGGTGCCGGTGCGACTGACTTGATCGCACGAGCCGACGAGGTCGAGCACGTCCGTACCGACAGCAGCCTGGTTGAAGTCCCAGGCAGCGAACGGTGCGAGCGTGTTGACGACGTAGGCGGTCGTATGGTTGGTGTCGATGCCTTCGATCTGCCCGTCGGAGAGGACACTCCTCCAGATTGCGGCGAAGGCGATCCTCGCGTCCAGCCCCGTCGATCCGGTGACGAAGTCGCCGAAGCGGATCAACGTCGGGGAGCCGGTCTGGATCGTCACCGCTGCGTCGCCGTTCGTGTGCGTCCAGCTGCCGCTTCCGAGCGCCTTGTGGTGCATGCGCGGAGTCTGTGAAGCTCCGCCAGCGCAGGTGACCGCATACACCTTCCACGTGCCGTTCGTGATTCCGCCACCGATCTGCGAGAACTCGTCGGTGTCGGCGTAGGCGAGGTTCGCACCGGCGGGCATCATCGCTGCGATGTCACCGACACCAGCGACACCGATGTAGGGACCCAGTGTCACGCTTGAGCCTTGCTTGGCCAGGACGACGAACGTGACGCCTGTCCCGGTCAGGGAACCGATGCCGCCGTCGTCGACCTCGAGGATGTCGTCAGTCGCGTCGAACTCGCGAACGCTCACGCGCCAGCGGTACCGATCGTCACCGTCCAGGTGATCGTCAGCGTGTCGCCCGCCTGCTTGTCGATGTTGGAGTAGACAGCTCGCGCCAGCATCGTGCCGGTCGAGGCTGCGTTGAAGATGCCTGCCTCACGGAGTGCTGCGTTCGTGCCGTCACCGGCTGCCCACGTTCCGACGTACGTGACGACGTTCACGGAGTCCGTCCGCGACGTGAGCGCGTTGCGATCCGTCTCCGCACCGAGCCCGGTGTCACCGAACGCGGCCGCGGTGGAGCCTGTGCCGATCGCCATGTGCGACATGGCGTTGCCGCCGGGAGAGCTGGACAGCTGATCCGCGATGTGGTTCTCGCCCGCGTCCACGACGAGGTTCTTGACGTGCTGGTAGTCCTTCAGCTCGCCGTTCTCGTCCAGCAGCTCGAGAAACACGTCGCCCATGACGGGCACGAACGACTGGATGACGGCCGGACGGCGTTCCACGGCCAGGCCGATCTCGTCGCTCACGCCGAGCGAGTCCTTCTGCATCGTTCCGCTCCTCTCAAGATGAGTGAGAGCGCGGACGGGGTCAGCTCCCGAGGGATGGTGAGAGCCGACCCCGTCTCGCGCCGTTCCTACAGGTGCGTCCCCAGGTGGTAGAACCTGTTGACGTCGAACACGACGCTCTTGAACGCACCGATGACACCGACCTCCATGCCACCGATGCTCGGCTCGACCGCACGGAGCTGAACCGGAGCACCGGCCGTCTCTCCGACCAGGAACGCGGACGCGTCCCCGACGATGGCGGTGTCCGTGTCGAACCCGTACGAGCCGACGACGCGCAGACCCGACCAGGTCCCGGTCATCGAGCCGATGTCGAGAGAGCCGACGGAGCTGACCTGCAGCACCTGGTCGGTTCCCAGCCCTGCGAGCTGGAAGAACCTGTTGGCCGCCAGGTACAGCGTGTCCGTCCGGGCGCGGCCGCCGGTGGCCGTGTACACGGCCGAGACGCCGGCGATGGCCGCTGCGCGCCACTGCGCGAAGCTCTCCGTCCCGGCGGTGCCGAGACGGCCGCTCGTGGTGCCGACGGTCCCGATGGCCGCGGACTCGAGCACCTCGCACGCCGCGCTCTCCGTCTGACGCGCGTACGCCTCCGCTGCGAGATCGAACCACAGCGCGAGCGCGTCCGGAGACGACCAGTTGATGGCCTGCCACGAGAGGTCGCCGCCGCCGATGTACGTCTCGGCAGTCAGCGTCTCCAGCGTGACCGTCATGCGGGCCGTGCCACCCTCCTGCTTCTCCGCCGGCTGCAGGAGGACCTCCGGCCGCTGACCGATCTTCGGGTACGTCAGGCTTCCGCGGTCGAGCGGGACGCTGCGCCCGGACTCCACGACCGGCCGGGACATCGAGATGATGTCCATGATCTGGGCCATGTGCGGAGCGGGCACCAGACCGGGGACGTTGCTGGACAGGGTGTTCTGCAGCGTGCGCTCGATGCGCTCGTTCGCCTCCTGCACCGCCTGCTGCATCGTGCCGGAGTCACCCGCGGCCAGCGACGCGATCTCCGGGTACCGCATGATGATCTGATCCCTCGCGAACTCGGCGAAGGTGCGATGGATGATCGGCTGCTGAAGCGAGCCGCGTGCCACCGCGTAGTTGCCGTTGGACGACGGCTCCACGTCGTCCCTCACCAGACCTGAGACGTCCTTGGCCGCGTCGTACCGCTCCACGTCCGCGGCCAGGAGCACGATCTCGGCCTCCAGCTCGTCGACGCGCGTGCGGTACTTGGTCAGGTGCTCGTTCTCGTAGTCGTTCAGGTCACGGTGCTCCTCCTCCGCGACCGTGATCAGGTCGGTGATCTTCTCGTTCGTCCGCTCGCGCTCGTCGGCAAGCCGCTCGAGTCGCATGCGGGTCACACCGAGTGCAGCCATTGCTGTCACCTCCGGTTGAGTTGTTCACCGGCGGGTGCCGACTGCTCCGGACGGTCAGGGGTGCGACGCGCTACGCCGGGTGCCTGACTGCCGAGGCCGGGGTGCGCCTCTGGTTCCTACGGTAGCCGCAGCCTCACCGACGCGCCGCGTCCGTGACCTGGGCCGGGACTTCCAGTCCGGCGAGCCGGAACAGCCGAATCATTCTCCGAGCCGTCTCCGCACGCTGGACGTTCGTGATGCCAGTGGTGGTCGGAAGCAGCCGTGCCGCGACGGCGAGCGCGGACACGTTCAGCTCGCCGGTCGGCTCCAGCACCGGTAGCGAGCAGCGCT